CCTGTATAATCGGTATCATTTTTATTTATAAGAGTTCTCACGTTCATTTACCCATTTTTTTAGGCCATCTTTTTTAGCCTGTTCATCATAGCATTCTTTAGGTAGAGACCTCTTAATTTTGTACTCTTTATAACGTTCACACCAACTAACTATTGTGTCTAATATTTTATATACTATTTTATCAAACATATTAGCTCTAATATAACACACTTCACGCTATTTGTCAACCCTCTTATAGGTTGATTGCCACATTTGAAACCAGTCAGATTTATCATTACAAATAATTCCCTCAATGTGTGTATATCCTCTTTCTAGTGCGTATCTATATCTATTTGAGCCAGTTACAACACCTAATTGTGTATCTGTCCCTGTCCATGGTAGTCTATTCCAATAATTCTCTTTTCTAATAACTAGAATAGGATTAGACATGCCATTTTTGTCCATGTCTTTCATCACTGTGGCTAGATATTGTTTATAATTATCATCTTGTCTATTTGGTAAATCAAATAAATTGTTGATGTCAAATAGTTCTTGTTTTTTATTTGGTAATATATTATATGCAGTTAAAGGTTTCATTTAATTCCTTAAATGTTATATATTTTAAATTCTTATTTGTAAATTCATTCCATTCTTCTACGTTGCTACTAATGGGTGTATTACCTCTTATACCATCAGGATTTACTTTTATGAATTTTACTTTAGGAAACTCTTTTAGAAGATGTTTCCATTGATCTTTCCAATTTACATCTGGTATTGGTTTATTTCTCTCATCACCATAGTTCTGTGTTGACTTGTACATATTGTTTATATTATCTGTATTACTTTTTAAATCATGTCCTATCAAATATAATTCTTTTAAGTCTTTATTTTGATTTAGTGCAACCCAACCAGAAGTTGCGCCACATGCCCAGCCTCTATCTTTTGCCTCTGTTGTTAAGTCTCTTAAATTGTGTGTGTTATCATTTTTTACATCTACCCAACTTACATAACAACCTAAATGATTTATTTGTTTCTTTTCTATTTGTTCACCACTTTCAAGTCTTTTTATAATACCTACTTGACCTGATATAGCAGAACCATGAAATACATAATGTTGTTTATTACCTTTTTCATTTTCGTGTAATTTGAAATTCTTTTTAGCAATATCTATTTGACCTGGTGTCAAGTTAGCAAAGACAACACTACTATATGTCATTCCTGGTAATGCATTCCAATCTCTTAACCATAACTCACCTTTGTAACCACTTTGATATACTTCGTGCATCATAGGACCATCAACAGCTGTCAATACGTCTGGTGTAAAGTCTCTATATAATCCATTACAACCATATATTTTACCATGTGGTCTTAATCTAATTAAATCTATTGGCGATCTACTCTCACCATTACCTATACAAAATACTCTTTCACTCATACTTTATTTAAAAACTTCTCCATGGTGTAGTTTTAAAAGTTGATGTTTCATTTAAAAATACTTCTTTCATAATTAATTTACACTCTGTTGCATTAAAATTTATAAACGGTTTCAATCTGGTAACCTTAAGTGAGATTTCAGGCCATACAATTTTCTCGGTAATTTCTTTATCCCAATTTTTAATAAAGCCAAGAAAGTGATTAAGCACGATCGTGGTCTGGTAACTAATTTTCCTTTGAATAAGTAAACGTAAGACTCTTGGATGCTGTCCATTAGGACAAAAAAAGCCATCATTAAAAGAAATAGACTTACGGCTAAAGTCAGAAACAATAGTTCCGCAATCTTGTTTAAAATAGTAGGCAAATGACTCTTTACGTTTTTTATAATCCAAATAAACGTCTCTACCATCATTTGCCAAAAGATTACCAATCCATCTCTTGCTATCTGCAAGAAAGTTAGCAACAAAGAAATCAAGTATATCAGCTTCTGCATATTTTGTACTTAACTTATGAAAAAAGTATCTATCCTTTCTTTTTGTAAATGTATCAAGTTTTGTGTTGACTTTACCACCATACTTATAATAATCGTAAGTATCTGTGGTGAAATGTAACTTGACACCCAAATACGTTTTATATACATCAAACCCACCATACATTATACTTTATTACTCTTTCTAATATTTTCGTCATACCATAATGGCTGTAAGTTTGTGTAATGAAAACACTCTCTTTGTTGTTCATGGTCGCTAAGATCAAAAGCAGAACAAGGTTTTATATGATCTATATGCCAACCTGTTACTGTGTGATTTTTCCAAGTCATACCTGGTTTAAATTGATTTTCTAAATATTTTTTTAAAAACTCTTTTGAACAACCTACCAAGTTCATTGTTTTATCTGCTTTCAATCCACCTTTTAATGCATGATTTAATCTACAACTTAATAACATTCGTGTTTTAAACATGGGATCTGACTCTCTTTTGTTTTTTTGATACTTTCTTGCTACAACTCGGCTATGTTTTTTAATTTCTGGTTTTTTTCTATGTGCTTTAAAATGTTCTTTGTGTTTCTTATGATATTCTCGTTTTCTCTCATTCTGTTCTGCTTTTTTATCTGGATTGTTAGTATAATATTCTTTTTGTTCTTTTAATATTTTTGCTCTATGTTTTAGATAGTATTCTTTACGATAGTTTTTTACCCAAGTTAGCCATTTTGGATTATTTTTACGATAGTTTGTTTCCCATAATTTTCTTTTTTTCTTTTGTTCTTCTGTTTTTGGTTTTCTAATATATTTTTTAGCTCTTTCTGCTTTTTTTGCTCTAAAGATAGGTCCTTTGATAGGGTCATTTAATATTCTTTGTATGTATCTTTTGTGACGTTCTTTAGATTTATCAGTTTTAGCATATGCTGCTCTTTGTTTCTTTTGAGCTGCCTTTAATTCTTCTAGTGTGTGATATTTTTTAGGTCTTCCTACCATAACCTACCATACTAAACAGGTAACACTCCACATTTTGGCAACTTTAACATTTTTAAATTAGTTGCCTCTAATTGTATTTTTTCTTTTAGTGATTTGGATATTAGTGATGATACTTGACCTGTATCTAATTCATTTTGGTCACAGTACCAAACCACAGCATCCATGTGTGATATTTTTTTTTCTTTTACAATATCCTCAATTTTCAAACTAAATTCTTTACTATTCATATTTTCTCACTATATGCTTTCTTAATGCTCTTGTTAGTTCTTCTATCTTATCTATAATAGCAATCAAACTAGGGTCAGTAATATACTTACTTGCCTCTTTTGCTTGGTCTCTTAAATCGTTGTATTCTTTGATTGAGATTCTAACCATTGGACTGGTATCTCTTGTGGATTCATTCTCAAAGGTTTTATCATTATCTTTATCATCTACGCTTGTCATTCACTCCTCCTTAATGTAGAGGGCGCCTCCACTCTCGCATCAGCGCCCAAGTCAATTGACTCTTATAATATACCACACTTTAACTAAAAAGTCAAGTCTGTGTTCCTGGTAATAAATTAGTATTCATCTGCATGTCAAATGTATGGTATATCATACATTTATATGGGTCATTTGGTGTCTCTGCTACTGATAATGTTTGGTGTTTATCATTGATATAATATGTTATGGCAAATACAACAGCGCCATCTTCATTGGCATTTTCTTTACCAAAACTTATATTAATAGGTGTAAATTTATTATCAGCAATATATCTATCTACATCTTCTGGACTACCACACATCATTGGGTAAGACATCATCATCAAATTATATTTTGATTTTTCATCAGCATAACTGATTGTCGCCCACAGTAGACAGATTAAGATTATTAGTTTTTTCATTTAGCCCTCTACGATAAAATATGGGCTGTTTACTTGTCTTGCTTGATTTTATCTTTGTTTAAGTTCTCATAATATTTATAAAAGTCGTCTATTGATTTCATCAAAGGCGTCATATAGTCCTTGGTTTCTTTTATAAAAGATTGTGTTGAACCATCTTCAGATGCAAGTAAAATAACAATTTGTTCTATCTTCTTACCGAATATCTCCTCATACATTTGAGCATAGGCTGTAGTCTGC